CTTGACTTCGTCCTTCTTTTCTGTTTTATTTTCATCCTTCTTTTCAATTTTATTTTCGTCCTTCTTTTCTGTTTTAGCTTCATCAGTCTTTTCTGTTTTAGCTTCATCAGTCTTTTCTATTTTATCTTCGTCCTTTTTAGAAGCGATGTCCTTGTTCCATATTTCATAACGTCTTACTGGTATTACTGTCTTTTTCTTTGTATCCTTTGAATCCTTTACATCCTTTTTACTCTTCGATTCATCCATTACTTTTGCCTCACTTTCATCTTCCGAGTCTGAAAAGTCTGATAAGTCATCTGTCATTACAGAAGATACAGAGGAATCCTCATCTTCCGTTGAATCACTATCATAATTCATTTTATAATCTGAATCGTCGTCATAATCGGAATCATAGTCCGAATCATATTCAGAGTCATAATCAGAGTCTTCGTCCTCCAAGTCATCTTCCTTATCATCCCATAATTTATCTCTTTTTCCTTTCGCTCCTCTTCTAATCGCAAATATAATACTCACTTTGTCCTTCTCTTTTTTATCTTTTTTTTTGTCATTCTTATCCTTTTTGTCATTTTTATCCTTCTTATCCTTCTTATCCTTTTTATTCTTTTTTACTACTTTATCACTTTCGCTTTCCGTGTCACTATCATAATCACTACCATCCGCAGTAATATATTCTTCTTCAGAGTCAGAATCGTCAGAAACCTCTATTTTCTTTCCTTTTTTTTTATTCTTCTCATTTGGTTTTTCATTTGGTTTACTACTTTTTGATTTTTTAGTTGATTTTATTTGTTTTTCGTCATCACTACTATTATCGGATTCACTCTCAGAAGTATATGTATTTTTCTTATTGTTCTTTTTACTTTCTTTTTTCAAAACCTCCTTTACCTTCTCTCCACTCTTTACCTTTTCTTTCATATAACCCGAAGGATATAGACTGCTTAACAACTTACGATATTCGTGTATATCCATATCTTCCTCTTCATCATCATAATCTTTATCAGAGTCACTATCCGAATCCTTCCCAGTTTTTTTGTTATATTTTTTATTGTTCTCTTTTTTATCATCAGACTTTTTGTCACACTTCTTTTTGTTAATTATTTGAAAATCTCTCGGCATTTTTATAAATATGGAATCTTATAATATATACATATGGTTAAATGTTTTTAAGTCTAAATCAATTTTTATAAAGAATGAAATATAATATATACATTTTGAATATATATACCTTATATACCTTATATTCTAGTATACAGTTTGTTTTATTTTTATTTTTGTTTTTCATATAATTTTTTCATATAATATGTTAATTGTTTTCATATCATATGAAATATGCGTATTTCTTATTTTATATATAATTCTTTATAAAAATTGATTTCCAAAAAACAATCTAAATAGTATAGTATAAGTATTCATAGATATTATGTCATCTAAGTCAAGTATTTCTACGGTTGGGAGTTCAACATCCAAAATTATTGGGATACAGTTTAGTATATTATCTCCAGATGAAATTAGAAAAGGTTCCGTTGCTGAAATTACAAGCAGAGACACGTATGTAAATAATAAACCTGTTATAGGTGGATTATTTGACCCTCGTATGGGTGTCTTAGAACCTGGACTTATTTGTCCCACAGATGGTCTTGATTATATGCAAACTCCTGGTTATTTTGGTCATATTGAACTAGCTAGACCTGTCTTTTATATTCAATATATAAGCACTGTTACTGAAATATTAAATACTGTATGTTATAAGTGTAGTAAACTTTTAATAAGCAAAGAAAAATATAAACAAGCATTGAAGTTGAATGGAACAGAAAGGTGGAAGTATGTAAGAAAGTTAGCGGTCAAAGTAAAAAGATGTGGCGACGATACGGAAAATGGATGTGGTTGTTTGAAACCTTCCAAGATTAGAAAAGAAGGTCTAGCATCTATTTTTGCAGAATGGGATACGACGAATGCTAGTGAAGGTGGAGGAGAAGAAGGAAAAGAAGGTGAAGATGGTGAAGATGGTGACAAAAATACACAATCAGATCATGAAAAACTTATTGTAAAATTAACACCTGAACTTGTCTTGAAAATATTCAAACGAATCTCCGATGAAGATGTAAACTTTATGGGTTTCAGTTCTATTTGGTCTAGACCTGAGTGGATGATATGTCAAGTTATGGCGGTTCCACCTCCTGCGATTCGTCCTTCTGTAAAACACGACGCACAACAAAGGTCGGAAGATGATTTAAGTCATATTCTAGTCAATATTATCAAAGCGAATAAAACCTTACAGGAAAAAATACAGAGCAATGCTCCAACAAATGTCATTGATAACTATCATACTCTTCTTCAACTATTTCATGCTATTCAGGTGGATAATAAAATACCAGGTGTTGCTTCTTTGGCACAGCGTTCCGGTCGTCCTTATAAATCAATCAAAGACCGGTTGAACGGAAAGAATGGTCGTATGCGTGGTAACTTGATGGCAAAACGTGTGGATTTTAGTGCTCGTTCTGTTATTACTGGTGACCCAAATATTTCTATTCGTGAACTCGGTATTCCTTTGAAAGTGGCGAAGAATATTACTAAACCAGTTGTTGTGAATAGTAGAAACCGTCCATTCTTGACGAAGCTTGTACAGAATGGTCCGGACGTCCATCCTGGAGCGAAGATATTGGAAAGAAAAAATGGTGAGTCGATTACTTTGCGATATATTGATAGGGACTCTATTGTATTAGAAGATGGTGACATTGTTCATAGACATATGATGGACGGTGATGCAATCTTGTTTAACAGACAACCTACTTTACATAGAATGTCTATGATGTGTCATATCGCTCGTATTATGAAGCGAGGAGATACGTTTAGAATGAATGTCGCCACGACTCGGCCATACAATGCAGACTTCGATAGCGAAAAATTTCTGTCGAAAACAGGAGGCGTGAAAAGCGTGCTACCTCCTAGTCAAATGAATATATTTAAAACTATTTAAGGAATTATTTTATTGATAAATAATAGAATGGAACAACCATCAAAACATTTAGAACTATCAAAAATTATTATAGACGACCCCAAAGAAAGATATTGTGAAATTTATAAAATAACAAACCTTACAACAGGTAAAGTTTATGTAGGACAAGCTGTCTCACATATACTAAACCATAAAAGGTATAGACCATATGGACACGAAGGAAGATTTAGATGTCATATATCAGAAGCTTTTTCAACTAAAAAAAATCAGTCACACTATTTAAATAATTCTATTAGAAAATATGGCGTGAATGATTTTATAGTTGAGTTAATTGAATGTTGTAAAACAAATGAAGCAGATGATAGAGAAATACATTATATAAAAGAGTTTGATAGTTTATTTCCAAATGGTTATAACTTGAAAAATGGTGGACTTGTATTTACTCATACCGACGAAAGTAAAAAACGTGTATCTAATGGAGTAATCCGTTATTTTATAGATAAAAAATATGAAAGGTTTAAAGATATAAAAAAAGAAGATATTGATAAAGATATCGAACAATATATCAAACCTTTGAAAAGAAATAATGAACAATATGGGTGGTATGTTTATATTAAAAAAGTTAAAGCAGATTTTGGTGGTGTTCATATTCCATTAGAAGAAAGCAAGAAAAGTGCAATAGAGTTTATCAATACCTTAAAAAATAATTTAAATAATCATTTGGCAACGTGACCAAATTGCGGGAACTTCCTTAGAGCCTTTATTACCACTCATTTTTAGAAATATTTATGAGGAACTCGGTTAACAGCCGAACCCAATGGTAAAAATATAAAGGATTGGATAATCCGCAGCCAAGCCCCTAAACTCGTTATGATAGAGCACGGGGAAGGTTCAGAGACTAAATGGTGACGGCTCGTAAGTGATGGTCTAATCAACCTGATACGGGACAAGATATAGTCCGGCCCTCTGGGAAACCTTAGGGATTCATCCGGGAGATGAAATGAATTTACATATGCCACAAGACCCAGAATCAGAAGCTGAGTTGAGAAACTTGGCGGCGATTCCATACCAAATAATAAGTCCAGGTAATAATACCCCAATCATCGGTATTTTCCAAGATTCTATGCTTGGTTCTTACCAGTTCACACGAGAGAATATAGTCTTTACAAAAAGAGACGCGATGAATCTACTGATGATGTGTAACCGTATAAATGAAAATGCGATATTAGAAAAAGAAGGACCGATCACCAGTTTTGATATTATGTCTCAAATTATACCACCACTATCTCTTTACTACAAAACCAAGTTATTCAAAGAAGGAGATGATGTGAAAACTTCGAATGGTATTCTTGAAATCAAAAATGGAGAATATATTCGTGGTCAAATAGACAAAGGAGTAGTTGGTTCAGGAACCAAAGGTCTTATCCATCGTATTTGTAATGATTTTGGAAACATAGCATCCGCACAGTTTATAGATGATTTACAGAACGTAGTTACTTCTTATTTGAAGACTGCAGGGTTTAGTGTAGGTATTAGTGATTTGATTATTAATGACAAGACAAAAACAGATATTATTACAACCATTACAAATAAGAAAATAGAAGTGAAGAATTTATTGGATAGAATC